CAAGAACTTCCCGCGTACACCATCACGGTGCCGTGGGTCGCATACCCATAAGGAACACATGGCTAGTTACAAAGTCACATCAGAACTTGTTGCAGGCAAATCGCTTGGCGACACAATCACCGATGATGAACTGCAAGGTTCATCGATTGAGGCCCTCATTAGTGCGGGTCATATCGAATACAAACAAACAACCAAGAAAGCAGAGGCAGAATAGTCATGGCTATTTTCGTACTTAAAGATGCCCAAGTCACCGTCAACTCAATTGACCTGACTACCTATGTCACAAACGTTGAGCTTGTACAAGCTGTCGATTCAGTCGAATCCACGGCAATGTCAGCTACTTCAACCAACGGACATCAGTTCGTGGGCGGAATCCAGAACAACACGGTCACAATCTCGTTCAACCAAGACTTTGCAGCTTCAAAAGTTCACGCAACTTTGACTGCTCTTGTTGGCGTTCAAACCACAGTGACTGTAAAACACGACTCACAGGCCACAGGAGCAACCAACCCGAACTTCACCATCACTAACTGCCTGATGAGTGAATACCGTCCTGTTACGGGAGCTGTAGGCGACCTTGCCACTGTCGGTGCTATCACCTTTAATGGTGGCCTTTACACAGCTCCAATCGTCTAATGTTTGAACTCCACATCGCCACTGTGCTGGTCGATGGGAGCGAACATGAAATCGCCCTATCGGTAGCAAGCCTCATTGAGTTTGAGAAACTGCACACCGTTTCAATCATCAAAGCCGTTGACGAAAACCTTTCTATGGAATACCTAGTGACACTTAGTTACTTGTCCATGAAACAACAGGGCCACGTCAGCAACATTGAGAAGTACAAGTCAGAAGTGAAAGGCATTTCCTACAGGGTGGAACGCATCCCTTTTGGCGAGACGGCATCCACGGAGTCATTGCTGGATTAATCCTTTCGGGGATTCCATGGCGTGACCTGAAGGATATGCCGATAACGCTTGTTAGTACTCTCAGCCAAGCCCTTCTAGACAGACAAAAGTAATGGCAAACATCCAATCAGATATGAAAATCAAGGGTCTTGACGAAACGCTGAAGCGTCTCAAGAAACTTGAACCTAATTATGTAAAAGAGATGAATCGCCAGATTCGAAAAGAAGCTGCACCCACGATCAAATCCATTAAGGATTATCTTAAGTTCATTGACTCTGACATCACCCCGTTCAACTCATCTGGCGGGGATTCCCGCATTACTCAGGGCGAACTGATTAAGGGCCGTGGCGGGGCAACAGCGTGGAACAAACAACTCATTCTTCGTGGCATACGTTTCAAGCTTGGTGGCCCAAAGCGCAAAGCCCGAATGGGCAACACCGCTTATTCGATGTTTAGCATCATTCAGAACAACCCCGCTGGTGCTATCTACGACACAGCTGGGGCGCGCGGTGGCAGTTCCCCATTCATTGACAACCTTGATGCCGAAGACGTACCCCACACCGCTGGTGAGCGCAAAGGACGCAAAGGTCCTTCACGATATATGTGGCCTGGTGGAGAAGAACACCTTCCCGAATTGACAGCAACCGTTCACGGCATTGTGCAGGATGTAATCTTGCGCGTGAACAGAGAAATGAAGTAACCAAATGGCTGCAGTAACGCTTCCCATCGTCACGACCTACAACGACAAGGGTGTCAAGGGCGCACAGTTCTCTCTAAAGGGGCTGGTGACCTCCCAGTTAGGCGCAACAGTCTCTGCTGGCTTATTGGTTAAGGAACTTGGGAAAGCCGTTACAGCGTTCAATGACGATGAGAAGGCAGCTGAACAATTAAAGATTGCAGTGCAGAACTCCACGGGAGCAACTGACCTTCAGGTCGCTTCGATGGAAAAACAAATAGCCAAAATGGAAGCCACTTCGGCGGTGTCGGATGACAAGCTTCGTCCGAGTTTGACCACACTGGTCAGGGCCACAAAAGATGTGACTCAGGCACAAGACCTGTTGAACCTTGCTCTGGATATTTCCGCTGGTACAGGCAAAGACCTTGAGACAGTTTCTTTGGCGTTGGCTAAGGCTCAGACGGGCAATGTGGGCGCGCTCACACGTCTTGGTGTTTCCCTTGACGAAAACGCTGTCAAGACAAAAGACCTTGACACAATCCAACGGCAACTGGAAACTAGTTTCAAGGGTGCATCCGAAGCAGCTGCAGCATCATCCGCTGGAGCCATGTCACAACTGTCAATCACCGTTGACAACCTGTATGAACTCGTTGGCTCAAAACTCTCCCCAGTTGTTGAAGACTTCGCCTCAATTCTTAACACTGTTATTCCTACTGCAGCTGAAAAAGCCTCTGGCGAAACAAATAAAGTTGCTGACGCTTTCTTTAAAATTGGAAAACAACTATTTGCTGGTGGGCTGATTGACAAACTTGAAAAGGCTGCAAAGTTGCTTCACTTTGTTGCTGGAGAATCCGACACGGTTGCTTCATCAGTCACCTACACAGCTGCAGAGTTTCGCGACATGGACAACTTGTTGTCAAACAAGTACAACGAGACACTCAAGAAAACCACCAGTGGAACTAACGACTTAAAGAACAAACAAGCAGAAGCGCGCAAAGCAGCCAAAGACCACGCGGACACGTTGCGCGACCGAGTAGTCACCGCTGTCGATGCTGTCGGGGCCAGCCTCCAAGCAGCTAAGGACCAACTTCAAGGGTTTGCAGATACCACTGCCGATTCCATACGCGGTTTCGTTTCCCTATCCGATGCTTTTAAGACTCAAACAGATGCAGACAAAGACGTGACAGACGCATTGAAAACCCGCAAGGATGCCTACGCAGAACTAGCGAAACTCAGCCCAACAGAAGACGCTGAACAATACGCAGACGCTCTCAACAAAGTTGCTGAAGCTGAGCGAAACGTCTCATCTGCCCAGACCACTCGCGCTTCATCTAACTATGCACAGGTGTTTCAAAAGCAAATTGCAGACGCAAAACAGTTTGCCAGTAACCTCCAATATTTGACAGGGTTCGGTCTTTCACAAGACGGTCTTGCTCAACTAATAAACCTCGGACCAACCGCAGGAGTGCAAGTCACACAAGACCTAATCGGCGGGGCGAACGGAATGAATATTGCTTCGTTCAACGAATCCCTGGCTGGTCTTTCTTCTTCAGCTGCAAACCTTGGATTAGCTGCAGGCAACGCTTTCTTTGGAGGCAATGTTTCCCGCGGACAAACAGCACTTGACCAAGCCAAGACATACCAAATCACAGTGAACGCTGGCCTTGTTTCTAACCCTGCCCAAGTCGGGCGCGACATCATCGAAGCCATTAAATCCGCCGAACGCCTATCGGGCCAAGTTTTTGTGTCCGTATGAGCCAGCCACAACTTCAAGTTCTAATTGGTTTCCAAACCACTGTCGGGTACGGGGAAAATTTCCAGCTCAATGACGCTTTCTATGGCGTTCTAGATACGGCAGGCCGTGGAACTTTAAGTGGAATCCGACCTGTGGATGTCACAGAATTTGTGCAATCCGTTTCCATCACTCGTGGACGTTCACGGCAACTTGACGAGTTCAACTGTGGCACCGCCCAAATAAACCTTTGGAACAAGACCCGCACATTTGACCCATTAAACCAGTCATCGCCGTACTGGATTGGCGCGCCGACAAACCAAACAGGAATCGTTCCCCGCTTGCCAGTCCAAATACTTGCCAACGGAATCCCCATCTTCACAGGTCTAATAACTGATTGGGACATCAACTATGACCTCGGCTTCAACGACACAGCCACAGTGCAATGTGCAGACAACTTCACTGTTCTGTCAAACCAACAAATCAATGTGGTCACCCCATCAGTTGAAAAGACAGGAGCGCGAATTGACACAGTGCTTAACTACACCGAAATTGCCTACCAAGGCGCGCGGTCAATCGATGTTGGCTCATCCACTCTTGGTGCCTTCCAAATCGACCAAGACACAAACTGCCTGAACTACCTACAACAAATCAACACATCCGAACAAGGTTTTCTCTATATGAGCGCAGCTGGAACCCTCACCTTTAAAGGCAGAGCAAGTGTTTTGAACCCTGTCACTGGGGCAACATTTAACGGTGACGGCACAGGTCTTCCCTTCAACAGCCTCATGAACCAGTACGGCGATGAATTGCTTTACAACGTGATCAATACACAATCACCAGCTGGGGCAGTTCAAACAACCAGCAACGCCACCTCCATTGCTCAATACCAATCCCAGACGTACAGCCTCACGGACCTTCTCAACAGCGCCACGCTAGAAGTTGCAGCTCTGGGCAGTTACCTTTTGGGCCGATACCAAAACCCAATTTTGAGATTCAACGGTTTGCAAACCCAATTGGCAGGCATGACCACAGCCCAACAAAACATTGTTCTGGGCCTTGACCTCACCAGCGTCTGCACAGTAGTGAAAAACTTTGTCACTGGGACACCTTCAAGTGACAGTCAAACCTTGATTGTTTCAGGCGTGAACCATACAATCACACCTGGCAACCATGTCATCTCTTTCACATTCGAATCAACAGACGCAAATGTTTATTTTGTTCTGGACGATGCAATATTTGGAACCATCTCAACAACCAACCTTCTAAGTTTCTAAAGGAGACAAACATGGCAATACAAACATTTACTGCTGGACAAATACTTACTTCAACGCAGATGAACACCCTGCAACAACAGGCAGTGATGACGTTCACAACCGAAGCTGCAAGAAATACGGCACTGCCCACCCCGCTGGAGGGCATGGTCTGCTACTTGACAGCACCCACCGTGGCTTCAACTTCTCTAATGATTTACAACGGTTCGGTGTGGGTTGACCTTGTTGTCAAATCTGCAGCCGCCGCAACTTTTAACCCTGCTGTCGGTGGCTATGTCAACACGGCGACAAGCGTTTCGGTCTATACGGGAACTAGCGCGTTGGTCACGATTATGTCACCAGGTCTTTCAAACAGTGGTGGCTCAACAACAGTCATGTCTTTTGCGGTATCAGGTGCAACAACAATCGCTGCAGCAGATGCAAACGGTTTTGACAGCGTAGGTCCAACCGTCATTGGCAAATCACGTCAATTGACAATCGCATTGACCGCTGGGTTGAACACTTTCACGATTGCTTCAAGAGCGTCAGGACCTACCGCAACAATTCTTGTTCCTTCAATTACTGTTGAGCCAATTCTTTAATGCGAAAAAGCCTGATTCTATTGGTCTTTTTGGGGTCGCTCACCGCTTGCGCAGACCGTGAACGTATCAATTGCCCACGGACTAAAAACCAAGTTGCAACCCGCACAACCGAAATCACCACCCCAACCACCACCCTTGCTCCAGAAGGACGTTGCTCATGAAATTGCGCGCACGACTATCAAACGAAGAAATCAAAGGACGACTCATTTTGATCGTTGGCCTTGCAATCTCCATTGCTTTTGTAGGCACAGTCTTTGTGTTGCTTTACGGGCTTCTGTTTGTGACTCAACCTCTTGAGCAGGCACCCAATGATGCTGAAGCTTGGAAGATTCTGTCACCGCTGACGTTGACCATGTCGGGCGTATTGGCGGGCCTCCTTGCTTCAAACGGGTTGAAGGGCCACCAGAACGATAAGGACAAAGAATGAAGTACACGGGGTACGACAAGACAGCCACTGCAAAAATGGCAGGGACTGAAAAGTTTGTTGATTTGTGTGCGCGGAGATGGTCATTCAAAAACCTTGGGACGCTAGTGGTCAGGCAGATGAGGTCGGGTCAAGGCATGAGCGTCCACAGCACCGCAAGGGGTATGGACTTGGGCTTTGAAGACACCAAAGAAGGAAAAGCTGCAGCTGTGCAGGCCATGTTGTGGTTTGTCAAGTATTACAAAGAACTGGGCATTGAAGAAGTTCATGACTACGGCGGTCTAATCAACGGAACGTGGCAGGGCTGGAGATGCAACAGAAACGGAAAGCCTGGCTGGAAAAAGTGGACTGATTCCGATAACGGTGGGTCAAAAAACGGACGCTGGATTCATGTGGAACTTGCGCCTCAGTCCAATGGCGGACACGCTGAGGATGCTGTGGCTCTCGAAGCTGCATGGCGCGCCTTGCCTAAGCCATAAAGGATTCCCAGCTTGTTTGAGCAGGCTGGGGCTAGGTGGTGGGTGCCTTTGTTTCCATTGGGGTATCCACCACCGCTTTCTCAAATTGTGTAAAGTCACATCCAGCCACTCAAAGGGCTTAACCAAAGGAAACACATAATGCAGAAAATCATTTTCGACTTACCGCTTTTCAGGAGCACAGACCCTGAAACTTCACGGCAAGTGACCCCGATGAAAGTGGGCAGTCACCGCGCCATCCTTCTAGCCATTTACGCCGATGCCACGCTGGGCCTCACAGACGAAGAAGCTGCATCTCGCGCTTCAGCCCAAGGTCATGAAATTAAGGGCTACTGGAAGCGATGCTCAGACTTACGCACAGCAGGACTAATCCACGACTTAGGCATCCGTAGGACGCTCTCAAGTGGCTCTCAGGGCATTGTGTGCGCCATCACCCAATCAGGTCTTGACTTGGTTAGGGGCTGGGCATGACCTACACACACGAGCAAATGTTTATAGCCGTCTTATTTGGCTGGTGCCTCTCATGGGCATATTTCAAGGTCGTTAACCGCTGGTGGCGCAAGTGATGCTTCCCTCGTGGGGCTATATGCCGTTATGGTCTAAGGACAAACTAACCCTCGTCCAAATCTTTACGGATTCGGCAACAGAAGAAATCGTCAAGGTCACAGTCGCCACAAGGCAGGCTCCCTGGATGACGTTTGCTTCGATTACAGAAGTTGAAATGGTTGATTAAGAGAATCATGGCACTAGCCCTCATCACCGCATTATCCACCCCAGCCCACGCAAGTGCAGCTGTTAATTCTCACGCCAAATACAACGGCGTGTTACCTGATCAATATTATGACCAACTTGCCCAGTGCGAAACTGGTGGCAACTGGTCACATAGCACAAAGTCCTACACAGGCGGTCTTGGCATTCACCGCCAAACATGGCGCACATGGTCAGACACTCCCAGTGCAAAAGGCAAGACACCAAAGCAACAAGTCAAGGTTGCTGATGCCATCGCTTTCAAATCTCATATCAATCCTGACGGACGCAAAATATGGCGCGTTGGGCCGTGGGGCTGGGGCTGTCTTAAGGGACAAGCATCCCTGCAAAGATTCATCTGCCAATCAAGACACACGCTTGTTGTCAAATGGAAACGTAACTGTGGAAAGGTACACACAAATGGAAACATCAACTGGTGAGCTAATCGCCAAACTAACTAACCTCAGCCACAATCTGGCTTTGGAATTGCGCTTCAAGGAATCAAGCCTTGTGCTTGAGGCTGTGGGCGCGCTTCACGCATTGCCAAACATCGCTGAAACCATCCGCGATTCATGGCACCCATCATTCAATAGTTCAGGCCCATCAAAAGGCATCACATACATAAGCAACGTGTCATTGGGGAAATCAGATGAGTGAAAAAGTAACCGTGGGCAACATTGGTATTCACCAAGTAACCAAAGACAACATCACCTGCAAAGTCACCGACCACGACACCTTTACCTGCATCACCCTTGACTTTGGCTTGACCAGCGTTACCTTGTTCACAACCCGTGACGACACTGCAGCTATCAGGAGAATTCTGGGTGGCTGGTGAGTGAGTACACACACAACGATGACATGGCAGACCTGCTCTATGCCAAAGACCAAGAGATTGCTGAACTACAAAAGAAGCTTGAGTACGTTCGTTCAATGCTCAACCAACTAGAAAAGGACTACGCCCGTGGGCTTTGATATTGACTCCTACGAACCAGTACAAAGCAGGTTCTCCCGCTTTATCGAATGGGCGGAAACGCGCGAGCAGTTCTTCGCTGTCATCTCCGAGCTTCTGTCCCTACCTGGTGAAGACATTTGTGTGATGAAGACCAGCATCCTTTGCGATGGCGTGGTCGTAGCCACAGGCCATGCTGAGGAGGTCAGGAATCAGGGTTCAGTGAATAAAACGAGTTCCTTGGAGAACTGTGAAACAAGTTCGCTTGGTCGCTGTTTGTCAAATTTCCCTATGCACAACTTCTGTGGGTCATCGCTTGACAAACGCCCTAGCCGTGAGGAAATGCAAAAGGTGCAGCGCGGAGACACAGTCATTACTGAGTCCAGCAACCTTGCCACTGAGAAGCAACAGAACATGATTCGTGCCGTCTGTAAATCCATGGGCAAAATTCCTCCGCACAATCTCCAGTCCTTCAGTCGCCGAGAAGCGAGCGCCTATATCGATTCGTTGAAGAACGGTGAGCAACCAGCCCCAACGTATGACAGCCCTGAGGAGCCGTTCTAATGCTTGACCTGTTCAGTCTCGTCATTATGTTGAGCGCGGTGTTCATGTGTGGGTTCATGCTTGGCAAAGACAAACGATGATTCCCGTCAGCGAGTCGTCCTTTCAGGCCCAAGTAAAAGCACTGGCGTTTCAGTTCGGTTGGTCACTGCACCACTCACAGCCATCAATGACACGGACAGGGCGTTACATCACGACAGGGTCCACAGGATTCCCTGACATCGTCATGGCTCATGTTGAGCGCGGACTCATCTTTGCTGAGTTAAAGACTGAGAAAGGCAAAGCGTCAGAAGCACAGTTGCAATGGTTGAGAACACTTCACCCTCATGCTGAGTGCTACCTTTGGCGACCATCAGACATTACCTTCATAGCCCAAAGGCTCTCCCAGTGTTAATACTTGCGTGGTACGCACTGCTAATATCCATCGGCATTGCCATCCTTCAGGGGATTCGAAAGAACTAACACAATGATCACAACTGAATACGACCATGGCC